GCATAAGCGGCAACTCGAAGTTTGCTTTTTGATGGCTGTGATTTGGGCAGTTCATCTATTTTCGTTATCTTTTTCATCATCTCACCTCACTTTCTGCTATTACATATATCACTCTAAAAGGCAATAGTAGCAAGTGTTTCAGGGCATTATCTCGGCTAACTTCGGAGAGAATTTCTGGCGGTTTAATGCTGATATTTTGTGTAGTTCATCTTGCGTAATCTTGCCCTCTTTATAGAGCATGCCAACAATACTCTCAGCTATATAAAAGTCATATTCTTTCTGTAACTGTTCTTCAGACATCGGTTCTGTCTCACCCTTGATAGGAGAACCATCTTTCACTTCAATAATGTTCATAAAAAAACACCTCCTACCTGGTAGCCACGGCGGGAGGTGAAATCTGATGTTTTCTTTAATCTTTCTTATAAAAATCGCATTCGTAGCCATCGGCATCAAGGAGTAGTCCCTTTGCCCAGGGAGGTACTCTGGCCATCTGCTTGCATACCATATCAAGTGGTACTCGAGGATTAGCCTCAATAATTATTTCATCATGTACATGAGCCACTATGCTACAAGTGCTAAGTGTCTTCATGGCATACATTAAAATATCACGGGAGATGGCTTGAACAATGTTTTCTACAAACTTGGGTCCATAACTTTCAATCCGCTCCCATTTCTTTGTAGCACCAACTCCCTCATAAGTAACTGATTCACCACCGAAGATATTTTCTCCAATATTAGGCTTTACATAGACAAGCTTTCTGCCAGAAGGAAGAACAATAAACAGCATTCCACTCATGTAATGAAACTTGATATTTTGAACTTCTTGAGACTTTTTTTCCTTAATGCATTTCTTAACTTCTCTATCCACATCCCACCAGAATTTTACGATGTATGGATTGGCCTGCCTCCAGGCATTAACAAGGGGTTTTAGTTCTTCTTCTAAAATTCCCATCTCTAGGGCTCCCATAGCCTTTAAAGCACCCACTGATCCACCATAACCAAGTGCCAATTCTGCAATTTTACCTTTCTGCCTTAAATGAGAATTTACACCATGCTTTTCAACAGGGACTCTAAACATCTGTGATGCCGAGGCACAATATATATCACCACCATTTGCGAAAACTTCATTTCGCCACTGTTCACCCGCAAGCCAAGACAGCACACGAGCCTCAATGGCAGAAAAGTCAGCAACTATAAACTTATTGCCTTCTTTTGGTACAAAGGCTGTGCGGATCAGCTGTGAGAGCGTGTCAGGTATATCATCGTAGAGCATTTCAAGGATTTCATGATTACCGCTCTTTACTATGTCTCGTGCCTCTTTTAAATCCGGCATATGGTTTTGAGGTAGATTTTGTAACTGCACAAGCCTTCCTGCAAAGCGACCGGTTCTGTTTGCACCGTAAAATTGGAACATTCCTCTGGCACGTGAATCGGCACAAACAGCATTTTCCATTGCCGTATATTTCTTAACGGATGATTTTGCCAGCTGCTGACGGAGTTTAAGAACTTCAGACAAGTCATCCGGTGCATCCTTTAATAGTTCTGCCACAGCCTTTTTGCCAAGAGTGTCTGTCTCAAGACCATTTTCAGCGAGCCAACCTTTCATCTGCTGTACCGAGTTTGGGTTATCAAGTTCTGTTATTTCCTGCATCTGATTCATCAACTTAGTATGAGAAATCTCATCTGTAGCAATCGCCTGTTTTACAAAATCCATGTCAACCTTGATGCCGCGGTCATTGATTTCTTGGTCGAGAAGATATTCATCCCATATTTCATCTGGCACAGGAAACTTAATAAGTCTTTGCTGAATTAACATTTCTGTTTCAACATCACGCTTGTTATAGGCTACAAACTTCTGCCACTTTTCCATTTCATCACTTGGCAGATTACGGTTTCTACCACCATTTGTTTTGGTAGGATTACAAGGTACACAAAAATATCTGATTAGGTCTTTCCCTTCCGTCAGTTTTTGTTTTTCAAGCCCAAGAACGGCTCCCACACCTTCTAAAGAAAGGGGAAGTCCCATATAGGCTGACCACACCATTGAACATTTCCACGATGAAGGGTTTAGATAAGATCCAAAAGGATATCCAAGGTAACGAGAAAGACATACACGTTCAAACTGAGCGTTAAATGCCCACTTGGTAATGTCTTCATCAGTTAAGGCATCCAGTATATCGCCAGGTATCTTTTCTCCGGCCATTAAATCTATCACCTTAACTTCGCCACCATCAACAGAATAGCCAAACAACATTATTTCAAAATCATCTGCCTCCACATAGCGATAAACTCCGCTCTTTTGTAAGTTTATAGATGAGTAGGTTTCAATATCAATTTCAAGGTTCTTCATTTCCTACCTCCATTCCTAAAAAATTAAGTGGCAGAGGAAATACCTCCACCACCATCAATTGATCCTTTCTTTTAGGCAAGGAAGTCATCATCTGCAAGCGTTGAAAAATCATCTGCTGCAGAGGTCTTTCCACCAAGAGGCTCTCCATCTTTAATTTTTTGAATATTACCCAAACCACAAGCAACACCCTTATTACCGTTTGAGTTAAAAGCATAGAAGTTGAGTGAAACTCTACCATAGCAACCGCTGTACACTTCGCTGCGATCCATAATAGGTTTAACACTTTTATCTACAATCTGTGGAGCAGTTTTGCTATTGGCATTGATAAAATAATGCCCCTTATAAGCCTCATCATCACGCTCTACATCTCCGTCACGCAGTGGCAGCTTAATTGCCGCTTTGTTCGGTTTCTTTCCACCAAATTTAGCGATGCCTTCCTCAATGGCTGCATCCACTGCAGCATTTATGGCATTAATGGTTTCTGTATCGTCTTTGGGAATAAGCACAGATACGCAATATTTTTCTGCGCCACCGTTGATGGATACTGGCTCCCATCCGTGAAAATAAGAAAGCCTTGTGTTTACACCTGTAATAACTTTAGTTCTGTTTTCGATTTTACTCATAATATTAACCCTCCATAATTTCGTTAAATTCGTTTTTTGCATCAGCTACGTTCATCGCCGGTCTTTTATCCGATTTGGGGACAAGAGTCGGCTTGCCCGGTGGTTTATAAATGAGGTTTCCTAGAATTTCCTCAAATTTGGTTTTACCCATCAATTTTTGCATCTCTGTCATAGGGATGAGGCTCTTACGATAAATGTCTTTGTATCCGCTGATGACAGCTTTTTCTGCTACTGCATTTTCATCCTTATACTTTCGAACAGATCGACCTTCCACAACCTTAAAACCATGCCACTCTTTACCGTGATTGACTGCAGCGTCTGTCGCATAAGCAGTTATCTCATTCGCCCATTTGGTAAGGTCGGGAAGAATGGTTAGAACTTCTTCTATCTCACTATCTGTAAGTAACGGTGGCATCTTAAACTCCATCTGTGCTAGTTTCAGATTTTCATCAGCTCTAGCGCGACATCTGTTGGATGCTCTGCAGAAGGTACACCACGGGCCAGGCATATATTCACCTTCACCTTGATAGGCTTTTGCGGCTTTTGGTTTTAGTTCCTCTTCTGCCCAGGCTTTAAGTTCTTCTACCGGAACAGTCCATGTGCTGACATTTTCTCTTCGTGGTTGAAAAATTGACATTGATATTTCTTTGATGTCGTATAGGCTGTCATAAATCTCTAAAGCGCCTAATGCATACAGTTTCATCTGTGGATTGTCCTCTGCATCCACTAGCACGCCCATACCATATTTGAAATCTACAATGTGAAGTCTATCATCTGAGATGATCACACAATCTCCTGTCCCAAAACCATCTGGAACATAACAAGAGAAATCAAGACGTTGTTCAATAAGAACAATAGGATCTGTACAGGACTTTCTTGCAAGTTCTACCTGCTCCATGATGAAGTCAACGTAGGCATCGGTGCATTCTTCCATTTCATCTGAATCATACTCTGATGTAGGCCTCTTACTTCTGATTCGAAGTGCCTTTTTTAGCTTGTGTTCAGAGAGGGCATGGGCTGCTGTACCTTCTTTTGCTGCTTCTCCATTTGTGTTTTCAAACTCAAGTTCAAGCCTTGCAGACGGTAAACAATGAAGCCATCTGTGCGATGAAGATGCAGATAATATTGCATGATTACCCATTCCCAAGAACCTCCGCATCTTTCAAGATGTCAGCATAATAAGCCTTATCAACAGCACTTAACTTGTCAGCACCATACTTCCCGATGATGCCCCGCACTTCAGCGGTAAAGCCAAGCTGACTTTTTTCGGCAAGTACCATTCTCACTTTTTCCAGCGAAATATCCGGCTCCTTTGCTTTTTCTGTCTTTGTGGTAGGTGTTTCTTTTGGAGCAGAATCGCTATCTGCCATTGCATCACAAACCGCTTGTATGCTATCAGCAAGACTTCGCATATCATTTACCACATCAAGCAGTAACTTTATTTTGCTCAAGGTCATTTCCTCCTTTCGTCATCTCGCAGATAGAGAGTTCCTCGATGCTGTCTCCGGGGATTACAATCGTTACACGCTGTTTTCCCCCAAGTAGGAATCGAAGGATGCGCTCCCTCACGGAAAAGTTACGGTAAGTAACAATCCCGCCTGTCTGTGGTTTCTTTGAAACACTAATTTTTAGATTGTGCTTCATATCCATCACCTCTTTCTGAAGGGCGCTTTTATTTGTTGCCCTCTACCTGGTAGCCTCAGGAGATACATAAATCTGACGGTTTAATAAAAAAAATGCCCAAGGAAGTTTTAAACCTCCAAGGGCATCATGCTTAGTTAGGGATTTTCAGTTTTTGACCGGTATAAATAATCGTTGATTTTAAATTGTTCAGTTTAACAATTTCTGTGTATCTTGTGCCGCTACCGAGTAGCTTGGCTGCAATTGCCCAGAGAGAATCACCTTTAACTACCGTATACTCTTTGTAAGTTGGTGAAGAGGTGCTACCGGTGGGATAAACGATTATACCATCGTTGTTGAAAACATAATAACCTGGGTTCTTATCAACCTGTGCCTTTGCATTGGAAAGGATACGATATGCCCCAAGCTGTGATTTTGCATCTGCCCAAGTCTTTCTAACGCGGTAATAGCCTGTAGTCAGCTTTTCAGGATAGGTTGTATTTTCAGAGCCCCCAGCAGGTGGTTCATTTGCTGAAAGTAACTTTTTGACCTCTGTTCTAAAAGTGGCCATGCTCTTACCATGTCTTGAAAACCAATGCCTTGGATCAGCATGATTGGATGCAATCCTTCGTTGATACCCTTCATAGTGGCCGATAATCGTACCGTCAGCCATCGGGTCGAGTTTATACTCCTTACAAAGGTATGCACATAGTTCCACCGCTTCTTTATAGATAGCATTAAAATACGAGGCATCGGTCAAACCGTCCTCGCAGATTTCAAAGCCAATATGTGTGTTATTTGCATCGCCTCCAGCATGCCAACCTCTATGATTCCATGGTAGGGTTTGATAAGTTGCAATGGAGCCATCTTTAAGTTTGCCTATAAAGGCATGGACACAAACCTGTCTTCCATCTGGTCTGTCTTGATTCCAATGATTATTATATTGATTTACTCCTAACAGACCATCATCCGGTCCAACATATCTGCGTAAATTTGGATTGTTGGCTCCGGTGCTATGAACCATGATGCCTTTTGGTGTAATCTTTCTGCCTGCCTTGTAGCAAGCATTCTCTGTAAAAATAAGCTTTCTGAGATTCATTATTGCTCTCCTCCTTTGTTATGCAGCTGAGCAAGAATATCCTTTAATTTCTCTGGTATCGGTAATCCTAAGCGCCCTGCATTTTCCAACATGGAAACCCCTTCATTGGAGCAATAGAAAAAGATGATGGCGGTTCGGAGCATGCTACCGTCTCCTATAAGGTTCGTGTCGATAATATGGCCGATTCCTACCATCACAAAAATTAACACCTTCTTAAAAATGCCTCGAAAACCGACTTCGCTGGATAGTTTTTTATCAACAATGGCGCACATAACACCAGTGATATAATCAGCCACCATCAATGTAACTAATGCATATAAAAACCCATCAAACCCTCCTAAAAACCATCCCAAGAATCCGCCTAATGCAGTTAGTGCCACTTGTACCCAGTTCCAAATTTCCTTCATGACTTTTACCTCCTTCATGATTTTGAATATATAAAAAGAGTGCCTGCATCTTCGCAAACACTCTTGGATCGTTATACTTGTTTCGTTTATATTTGTTTAGGCAGTGCCTCCCATAATCTCATGTCCTCCTGTCCTAAAGACCAAATGGCAATTCCTCTAAGTTTCCACCGATATGCTGCTTCATTTGCCCAATAAACAAGGCTGTCTACGTCCTGGTAATAAAGAATTGAAAAACCATCAGCATCTCCAAGAAATAGGCGAGAGATCCAAACATTGATATCCTTAGGCACGACTTTTACTGAATAATCATTTCCGCATACAAGTGGCAAGACTCCTGAGTGAAAGAAATCATAATCCATGGAAATGTCTTGGCTTCTTGTTGAAGACTCCTCCACATCACTATTTAGAGCGAATACCTGAAACTCATTATCCCAAGTCACACCAGTCCTTGAAAGCCTTCCATACTCTACGGTCGTTCCT